AGATTCCTTATTTTATTCATCATATAATGACGATTACAATATTATACAGTTCTTTGTATAATGCATACTTTTTATCAATACTTAATGGGTATTATATTTTTGAAATGTCAAATATGATGTTATATATTTCTTATCATATACACAAAGAACACAAAAACTACAAACTTATATATGCTACAGATTTTATACAGCTTATATGGTATTCGTATTATAGAATCATTAAAATTTTAGTATTTTCTTACGGAATTATAGATGAAATTTTGGAACAAAAGGCCAGCCTGTGTATAATAATATTTGTAATATGCTTAATGGGAGTGTATTGGAGTTATAAGTTGGTTATAAAAAATATTAACAACTTCAATTCATATAAAGCATTAAAACATTAAAATATTAAAATATTATAAACATTATAAACAAAATATAATTAAATATATTTTGTTTATCTATTACTATACCAGATTATATGGAAAATAACTACATTATATTTAACCAATCTGGAAGATTTGGGAATGCAATTTTTAGATACATGGCCTATGTAATGTTACAAAAAGGGAATAATAATTTTAAGTATATACTTGACACAGACTTTTCAAAATTAGTTACGACCCCTTATACAAACGAAGAAACAAACGAAGAAACAAATGAAGAAACAAACGAAGAAACAAATGAAGGAATATATATAAAAAATACAAAAATAATAAATGAAGACAACTATTTTAAATATATTAATACGGATATATCAAAAATATTAGGTAACAGAAATATATCTTTACATGGTTATTTCCAGTATGACCACATTTATTTACAAAACAAGAGTTATATTTTAGAGTTTGTAGAACAAAATAAAAATGTTCATCAAATTAGAACAGATGATGAAACATATTTAACAAAACACATTATAGATGATATGATACTAGACTCTTCAAAAATATATGAAAATGTTATACATATACGCCTGGGGGATTTTAATGGTAGACCAGACTTTATAGAGTCGGAATATTTATTGCGATTGCTTGATAATATAAAAGATATATTTTATAACAAAACAGCTATTGTTATTGAAACACCAACAAGTGATGCAGATATAAAATATTTAAATACGATAATAGAATTGTTTAAAGAAAATAATATACCTATTCCTGTAGTAGAATCAAATGACATGTTAACCGATTATAATATTATGAAACAAGCAAAAATAATAGTAAGCTCAATGAGCACATTATGTTGGACAGCTGCATATTTTTCAAAATCATTAGAAAAGATATACATGCCTAACTATAATTTTTTCGACATAGAGGATAGGAAAAACGGATATTTTAAGATGCCCATACAAAATACAATTCTATACGATGTAAAAACTACTAAATTTACAGATATAAAAGTGGTTATACTAACACTTGAAAAATATTCACATCGAATGAACAAAGTGTATGATTTAATAAATAAACTTTCTCAAATAGGATTACAGTGTAGTTTATTTTATGGAGTTAACGGGGAAGATATACAAGGTGTGAAAATGGAACATCCACATCTATTTAGGTTAGAATATAAAAATGAATCAAAGTATTATGATTGTTCTATAAGAGTTAACAAACAATTTATGACACGAGGGGAGTTAGGGTGTGCATGGTCACATATCAATATATACAAATCATTAATGAAAGAGGAGCATGTAGATAAATATCTAATTTTTGAAGACGATGCCGAGTTTGTTGAAAGTTTAGAATACGCTTATAACTGTTTAATTAATATACCTAGTGACTTTGATGTATGTCATATTTCTAAATCTGATTGGAATCCATTTATATTTAATAATAAAATAAATGAATTTTGGAATACTATTCATAAAGAATATTTTAATAGACTCACAGGTTATATTGTATCAAAAAATGGTGCAGAAAAAATATTACATTATACCAAAGACTCTATAAATATTCCTGCGGATGATTTATTATCAAATATGCACATACATGATAAATTAGGAGTGTATGTTCCTTCAAAATATATTTTTCATGAACCACAAAATACAGTATCTATAATAGGAAATTTTGTTGGTAGGTAATAAAAATTATAATATTATTCATTTTTTTTAAAATATGTTTAAAAACATTTTAAATAATAATAGTAATAGTAATATCAGTAGTAATAATGTTACCTATAAAAAATATAAATGCAGTTATTCAAAAATCATACAAACCGCAGTATTTTCCCATTAATAATACAAAGTTACTATTTTTTGATATTTTTTATAAAAATAATAAAATATATTTGATAATGCCTATCTACAATGTACCTGCATTACCAGAGCACATAACAGTAAATATAAATAATAAAATAGTAAAATTATCTAATAGTCATGTAAAAGATTCGAATGAGCCAATTTTAATATATATGTATGAATACATAACCCCACCTAATACTATTATAAAAGTAAATATTAGTCTTATTAATAACATGATAAAATCATATGAAGTTCAACATATGTGTACAAATCTGACTCAGAATATATATCAGAATATACATCAGAATACAGTTAAAAAAAATAAAAATAATAATAACTTCTTAGCCTTAACAACATTATTTAAACATGATTATTATTTATTTCCGTTATTTTATAACTATTATAAAGAACAAGGAGTGCAACATTTCTACATGTATTATAATGGACTTATTACACCAGAAATAAGCAAAATATTCGATAAACCGGATGTTACGCTAGTTGAATGGAATTATCACTATTGGAATCCTCGTGGAGTCAAATACGCGCATCATGCACAAATGGGCCAGATGCACCATGCTCTATATAAATATGGAAAAGATATATATGATTATATGATTTTTTGTGACTTGGATGAGTATCTACATATCCCCAAAAATAAGTTTATTGAGTCTACAGCACCTAACCTTACACAGTATAGCGACAGTACTCTAAAACAGTTTATAATAAATAAACCTGACATTGACATTTTTGGATTTTGTAATTTTTGGGCAAATACAATTGATGATAGTATCCCCAGTACGCCATATTTACCTAAAAATTTCTTGGCTGTATCTGAACCAACAGAGTATAAGGAAAGAAGTAAAAATATTTATAAAGTATCATCTATAAATACAATTGGAGTACATCAATTGGGGTATGATTTTGATAGTTCATTAACTGCTATAACCGATTTAAATATGTATCATTTTTATAAATGGTCATCTAAAAATCGTGTAATAGAAAACTGTACAAGTATGGTAAACTTGGATTTGAATTAATAATCTAAATAAAACCACCAAAGTGTTACAATTCACTATTGAAATAATGGTTACGAAATTTCTGCATTTCTTCATCGGGGAAATTATCAATAAGAAAATCTTCAGGCTTTTTATTTTCTTTCAGTAAGTTAATAATCATAAAAAGAGAATATACACCGCATTCGGTAGGCTTTTTCTGATGGTGTTTTTTATTTTCTATATAACGAAAGTCTATTCCCGCAACTTTCCCTTGTTCTATAATTTTTTTAATTAATTTTTTAACTTCTTTGGGTGGAGGATTACCTGTGCTGTCAAAAAAGAATATATATTTCTGTTTTATATTTACAAACATAGATATCCAATGTGAACCCGATAAATAATGAGGATCGGTATTAAATATAAATCCGATTTTATTCCGACCATTTCTGATAGATATATTCAAATCAAAACGACACAACTCTTCCCAGACACATTCACCATACATTTTTGGAGAGTCGAAATCGATAGGCGCTGCTCCTATAAAATCAAAATAAGGAAATTCTTTCTCATATTGTTTCATAACATTTTCAATATCAATACTATTTAACCACTCGTTGGGATTTTTCTTCCAATCATCTGGACTTTTTGGCGCAAATGTATAGTTCAACATTTCTTTATCTACTCCTGATGAAGCAAAATTCTGTTTTAACCAGCACGATTCTTTATTACATACACTTTTTAAATGTCGCTTCAATTCCTCCCAAATCTCACGCGGGTCATTTGTTGTTATCATCACATCTGGGTGACGTGCATTCCATAAGTTTTTAAGCTTTATTAATGATTCATTGCTATAACACGTAAAATCATTCTCTTGTAGTTTTGGACTACACTTTAATTTTATAAATCCATCTGGGTGTTTTTCTACATCAGGTGCAATAGGTCCTCCTTTTTCTATTTTTCTATTTCTATTTCCATTTATTCGATTTCCATTTATTCGATTTCCATTTATTCGATTTCCATTTATTCGATTTCCATTATGTTTACTCTTGTTTTTTAATGTTTTTGACATGTATGTTCTCTTAGACGTTACACGCCGTTTGCCTCTAATTTCAGACTTAAACTTCATATTTTTATCTACAAATTGTAGAATATTCTCCATTTTTTTTGTTTTCATTTGTTATGTATTTTTATAATTAGTATTTGTGTAGTTGTGTATATATTAATTCACTATAATTAAAAAAAATTAATTATTAAATAAAAATTAAATATTACTATTTTCACTTTTAGTTACCTTAATTTCTATTACTTCATTAGTATCCGCCCATTTTACACCATTACTTATATGATTTTTTGTAAAACCCTTTTTAATATCCTTCTTTTTGTATTTCGGGTCTTTCAGGTTTAAGTCTTTCGTTTTTGGTATTATCATTTCATCTTGCGGTGGTGAAGTTTTTGTAACAAAATTATCCATTGTTATCACTTTCTTATCTATTTGTTTCATAAACAATTTATTCGCTTCATCCATAGACCACCCTTCGATGGTATCTACACTCGACGCCTCCCCTGTAGATGTGTCTACTATAACCATATCTTTATAGTCCCCCTGGATATTATCCATGGTATCCTTAAATTTAAAATGCGATATACATAAACGTGCAAATGTGTTAAATGCATTTATTATAACGTCATTTATAGGACTGTCGCTATTATTATTAACATTATTATTCAAAATATCTTTCGCCATTGCAGCAATACGTTTTCTATAAAACCTTTTATCCCCCTTGAGTACCGTATCATGTTCTAAATTATTTCTTTTTAGGTACTTATTATATGTATCAGAATTCGCCATAATTTCAAGAGTAATATAGTTAATATTGTCTATTTTATTCATATTAGTATTTGTAGTAGTATTTGTAGTAGTAGTAGTATTTGTTGTTGTATCTGTTACATTAGTTTCTATATTTGGTTTATTAATATTTTCCATTTAAGATGAAGACATATAAAATAATATTATTTTAAACCTTTTCTCATTTAAAACGCCCATTTTATATGAGAATACCCTATAAATAATTCTTCTTTATTTTTCGTGTCTTGTTTTTATTGGATATGTATTTTTCGGGTCTTTCATATGCTCCTTTAATTATGTTCCTGTATTTATCTTTTGGAATATTTGTTATGGTGTTGATTATATTCTCTTTCAATTCTGCGTGTGTTAATCCGTCTAATTTTTGTAATCGTGATTTCAACATACTAAAATAATTTTCTATGGAATTTGTAAAATGCTGATAAGGAACAGCATATAATAAATGATTGTGTTGTGTTATTACATCTTTTACTTTTGAATTTCTATGACTACTCGCATTATCCATAATTATTAATTTATTTTTGAATTTGTTTGTTATATTTGCTTCTAAAAATTCCACCATTCTATCAGAATTTATTCCACTCTTTTCATATAAATCCCAACCAACTACACCATTTACCGAAATAGCAAATATCCCAGTATATTTTTTGAATACTTCTTGTGATTGTGTTTTTATTACACATCTTTTCCCTTTTTCACTATAACAGCGGTTACGCTTTTGTAATGACTTTACAGAGGTTTCATCAATACAAATAATATCTTCTATTTTGTATTTTTTGACTTCATCGTAAAACTCTTTTATGCTTTTATTTATATCAATATCCTTACCAAATCGCTTTACTGGTTCGTGTCGTATTCTCGTCATTTTCAAAGTAATATTATTATCGTGTATAATACGACTTATATGTGATTTATTCAAATCTAAATCAGGATATTTACTTTTCAATAAATGCAATAAATCTTTAATAGTGATGGTTTTGTTATGCTTGATTTCTTGTAATAAAAAATCCACATGTTCTTTATGCACCTTATACGCTTTTGGGGTTCTTTCATATCCAGCAATTTTCCCATATTTTTTGTATTTATCCACCCAACGCATCAAACTTCGTCTGGAACATTTGAATATTTTACAAACTTCTTCTTGTGATTTATCCTCCACTAAATAATATTGGACGGCAGTTTCTTTATAATCACTACTCTTTTGGCGAGGCATTTGCTATATATATTCATAAAATTATAATAAAGATATGTTAGTATTATTTTATAATATGACACATGTGTTATCGCTTGGTGCAATCAATAAACATACTCGCGAATATGTTTATCCTAAAATAGCAAATAAAAAAGATGAATATATTTGTCCCGAATGTAATAAAGATTTAATTTTAGTAAAGGGTGAAGTAAGAGTTCATCATTTTAGGCACAAGGTTGATACGAAAACGCCCTGTAATCATTATAATAAACCAACTGAAACACAAATACATAAAGATGCAAAAATTTTACTAAAAACTTTATTGGAAAGAAAAATCCCAATTTCGTTTATTAGAAACTGTTGTGAATGTGCCGGTCCTTCTATATGGAAACTACCTGAAATAAATGACACTTCAATTATTAAATTAGAGCATAGGTTTGATTTTAATGGTACAAAAATAGCAGATGTTGCGTGGATTAATGATGATAAATTGTATTGTATATTTGAAATATGTAATACACACAAAACCCGTAATGAAAATAGACCTGAACCTTGGTTTGAAATTGATGCTGAAACACTTATAACAAATGCGAACGATGATAGTTTAACTTTATTGGAAGTTCCATGTATTAGACGGCAAATAATTTGCGGTAAATGTCGTGAAATTAAAAAACAAAAACAAGCAATACGAATAATAGCGTCTCACATTAAACGAAACATTTGTAGACAAAAGTATGTAATATTACTTGAAAATACTCAACGTAAAAAAAAAGAACGTGAAATATATACAAAAGAACGTAAAAAAAGGGAACGTGAAAAAAATGAATATGAAGTATATGAAAAAGAATATGAAGTATATGAAAAAGAATATGAAATATATAAACAAAAAGAGAACGAACTTCGTGAAAATTTTATAAAACGGAAAATAAACTTTGATGATGAGTTAAATAAGGTTACTACACTAAAAACAGTAAAATACTATGAAAATATTGCTACACATCAAATTAAAAAATGTGATTATTGCAAATCAAAGAATAATAGATGTTTTACTTGTATAACAAAAATATCAAAACTAGGAAAGGACATGCGAATTAAACACCTTGTATCAGTTTTAGAACAACAACCACACCAACCCAGCGAATAAACCATAATTTATTTATGTTTTGTTTCCATATGCAACTTAAATAATCCTTTTGAAAAATTACCAAAATCACATGCTTCACAATAATATTTAAACTCATTTTTCCTTTCTTCTTTATTTGCGTGGTTATTCAAATAATGAAGTTTCATATTGGTCGTTCGCGTAGTCGTATAATCACATATTTTACAGTTTGGTTCAAATACCTTATCACTTCTAGTCTTTCTTATCCCGTTATTTTTATGTTTTTCACATTCTAAATGCTGTTTCCAGTGTGCAGGATACATACATTTATAATTACAGCATTCACAATAATATGTGTGTTCTTTTTCAATCGTTTGTTCCATTTCTGTTAGTTGTTATAACATATTATATTTATATAATATGCGTTTAAATGACTTAAAAATAAATATTATAATAGTATATAAAATGAAAAGGAAGAAAAAGGACGATTTCAAAGAGTTTAGGAATAATGAAAAATCCGCATACAAAACATTCAAAATACCGTTGAAAACCATTTTAGTGAATTGTGATACGATGCAACCATTAATAAATCATTTGGTTTTTGAAATGAATGATTTGGTTATTCATACTTATCAATTTATTCGGTTGTATGTTTTATACCAATACAATA